TTTGAAAAATAGAAGGACTTAATGGCTAGTAATGTAAAACAAAAAGCAAATGATTCATCGTTTAGTAACTTCGTAGAGTTTTACGGCAAAGTTAAAATAAAAGATGTTGAGATATTTGCTAATAACATTAAACTGTTAGAAATCAAATCATGGATATTTGATTTGGTTCCTCGTATTGACTTAGTTATTATGGATGATGGTTTATTTTCAGATAAATTTCCACTTGAAGAAGATGATATAATTGAAGTGCAATTGGCTTTAACTAAAGATCAAGAAGAGCCAGTTGTTGCTGAATTTCAACTTCAAACCTACCAAATTAATAATTCCTCTCCAGGTGATTTAAATGCTAGTATGATAACTATTAGTGGTTTTTTGAAAAATGAACAATTATTTAATCCAGTTAGAACTAGAGCTTTTAGAGATAGAACTAGCTCAGAAGTTGTTGAAGAAATAGCTGAGGAAATTGGATTAGAACCAAATATTAAAGTTGATTCTAATGATGTTATGAAATGGTTACAAATTGATTTGACTAATGCTGAGATGTTACGTCATGTTACTGAAAAATCATACCACCGAGACAATGATGCTAACTTTTGTTATTCGGAAATAAATAATGAAATGACTTATATTTCATTAAAAGATGCTTTGGATGCAGATGTAAAGTTTAACGCATCATTTAAACCAAAACGAGTTATTAATAAAAGTGGCTTTTTTGCAGATACTACAGAGGAAACTGACGAAATTCCTATTTATTATATGGATTATAATTTCTTAAATATTTCAGGACTTAGAAATAAATCTCATGGGTATGGAATGACTTTAAATTATTATGATTTAGATGAAGATGTTAATATTGAAATGGATAGTGATTCTCATCCATTAACAACAAACTCTTGGAAAACTAAAGATAATATTGGACTTACATCTAAGCATATAAGTAGAGGTGTTCAAAGTGCAAATGTTCATGGAAATTATATGAAAGGACAATTGCAACAAGAGTATATGAAGAATCAGTTTTTTACATCTTATTTGATGATTACAATTAAGCCAGTACTTGGAATTAGATTATTTGATAAGTTGTTTTTAAATTTGCCAACTCAAGATAATCAGTCTATCAATAATGTACACTCTGGAGAATATATAATTACTAACATAACACACACGGCTTCAAGTGAAGGTTTGTACACTATGACTTTAGTATTATCTAGAAATGGTATGAATGCAACAGAATCACTAGAAGAAGAATTTGATACAAAATTGAATTAGGAGTAAGAATGGACGAAATGTCAAATGATTCTGCAATTAGAGCACAATTAGGAAGTGAAGTTTCTAAATTATTAACTACATTTATTGATAAGAAAATTAAAGAACGAGAATTAGTTTTTCATAATGGTAAAATAGTAAATAACAATGACCCTTTAAAAGAGGGTAGATGTCAAATTAGAGTCTTTGGTAAATACACTGACGAAATTCCTGATGATGATTTACCATGGGCTACTCCAGATTTTAATTTTATTGGAAGTAAATTAGGTTCATTTATTGTTCCACCAAATGATGCATTAGTAAAAGTGTATTTTGATAATGACGATTTTTATAATCCACAATACACAACAAAATCATTCAACAAAACTAGCTTTGATTTTTCTGCTGATATTGCTGACGATTACCCAGATACAATGGTATTTTTTGAAACTGATACTGGTGAATATTTCAAAATAAATAGAAAAACTAGTAAAACAACTTATCGCCAATCAAGTGGTGTTATTATTGAAATAGATGCAAATGGAAATTTAACTTATGATTCTTCATCATCTGAAGTTGGTGATGTGACGTTTAATGTTAAGGGTAATTTCAATGTAAATGTTGATGGTGACTTTGTAGTAAAAGCTGGTGGTAAAATTGACATTGAAGCAACAAATGCAACTTTAGGTTCAATGATTTTAAAATCACCAGATACTACAATACAAGGAACAAATTTCTTGAGATATCGTTTCCCAGGATTTGCAACTTGGTTTCCAAATGTATTGCCTGGAGATCCATTTACTGGTGCACCTCATGGTGGAGTTGCTGGTGGTCAAATTTCATTATTATCTGAAGCTCCAGTATAAGGGGTTTTTATGATTATACTTCGTAATTTACTAAAGTACAATATCCTAGTTCAAGTTGTTTTAGATCCACTTAATATTGGAACAGCAACTAACAAGGGTATTGCCCACGCAATGTATATGTATTTAAATTTACAAAAAATTCCATTGTTATTACCAATACAAGTCTCAGCAGGTGTCGTAGCCTCTGTACCACCAGTTCCAGGAGGTGGTACTGCTAGTATAACTATGAATATTCCTAGTGCAGACAGTTTAGCAGAGTTGTTAAATTCAAAACCAGCAAGTCCAGTAGGATTAATTGAACCAAGTGCTCATGTTCATATGTTTTCTTCAATAGCAACTTGGTTAGCACCTTTACTTGCAACAGTTGGTCCAGTTTCAATACCTCCAACAATAACAGGAGCAGGTCCAGTATTATTACCAATAATGCCAATTTTAGGATTGCCGTGTTGGGCAACAATGGTTACATTAGGAGCAGTTGGTGAGATAAAAGATTTTGATGATGGATTTGAGGTTTTATCAAATTTCATTTATGCAGGATTACTTGCCAATTTCATTCCACCAATAGCAACTACTGGATTAGCAATTCCATCAAGTGGTCCATATACTGGAGTTACTGTAAGTTTATGGCCAATTTTAGATGTTCCTGATTTCCCAGTTGGAACTGCTGTAGGATATGAAGATATATTAACATTACTTGGACTAAATGGACTTGATGATGATAGTATTAAAGAAAAACAAGACGAGATAAATTCAGAAGAACAACCTGATAATGGAGAAGAAAATGTATGTAATATTAAATTTGAAGACGATGGGTTTGTTTGTCCTGATGAATGTACAGATGAATTTTTTAATGACGTGTGTGCAACCGGTGTCACTACTTGCGCTTCATTGCCTACATCAAGTGCTGAATTATTAACAAGTGCATCTGCTGAAAATGTAAATTTAGAATATTTATCAATTTCAGCAACTCCAGACGTAGAAATTCCTGATTATAGTACGACTCAAGTTATAAGTGTTGATACTTCACTTATAAATATTACTATAATCACACCAACAATTACAGCTAATAGAAAATTTGTTGATACTGGTATAAATCCAGGATCATTTTTTAGTTTGTCGAGGTAAATAATGTCATTAGCACCAGAATCACTATTTTGTTCAATGTTAGAAGCACAGTATAACGCAATCATATCATCAATTGAATTATTGATTGGTTTACCTGCCTATGCTTTACAAACTTTACAAAGTAATTTAAAACGCATATTTGATTTATTATATGCAGTTATTGCAGCAGCAGTAGATTTGTTAGTAGCACAGTTAGATGAGGCATTAGGCTTAACTGATATAGACGAGAACAAAACTAAATTAGCATTTTGTGCACTTGCATATGAGTGTCAAGCTTTAAGAGATTTGTTATTTGATCCAGATAACAATTTACTTCCTTTTTTAACTGACGAACAAAAACTAGATATACAAACAAACTTTGATGAATTTGAAAAATATGTTTGTAAAATTGGATTGCGTGATTTGTTAGACTCATGGACATCGTTAGCATTAGATAGAATTAGTGACGAATTGGATGCACTTCAAGCCAAGTTATTAGGAGCATTAGGAATTGATAAATTAATTGCCGATTATATGGAATACATAAATGGAACTGGTATTTTTGAAGCACTTGACCAATTAGATGCATTTGCAAAATGTGCGTTTGGTACTTGTAATTTTGCTGAGACTGGGGCGAATGGTAAAGATGAATATTACACTAAATTAAATGTTGAACCATCAGGAACTAGTGTTGTATTTACAGTTAATGATAAATTGTTAGAATTATATCAAACTGATAATGAATTAGCCAATAAAATCTCACAAGCAAAATTTAGAATTGGTAAATGGAAAAACCAAGGTATTAGAGATATTGAAAATGGCAAAGCAACAGACGAAGTGTTATACCAATAAGCCTTATAAATAGTAATAAAGGGTTGAGTTGTTATGGCTATAAGTATAGAACAATCAAGACGTGGCTTTGCTTATGATATTTCTAATAATGTTATTAGTAAAGGCGAAATATTTGACGTTGACGTAATAAATCAATCAATTCAAAATATATTATCAACAACTAAAGGTGAGCGAATTTTCTTCCCAGATTACGGTTCAATATTATCTTTAGTTGTTTTTGAGAATGTTACGGCAACAAATGGTGAACAATTATTAGATCAATTATTAGATGATGTGGAACGTTGGGAAGATCGTATAACTATTATACGAGCAGACGCATTAGTTGATATTGACTCAAATAATAATTCAATGATATTAGAAATTCCTTATTTTATAAACGATGTAAATATTACTTCTACTTTCGTTAGAAAAGTAAGATTTTAAAAGGAGAGGTAATGGCGATTAAATCAAACCAAAACTTTTTAAATTTCACTAAATTAACTTATAGTGAAATATTAACACAGGTTAATAATAAATTAGCATCAGACCCAAAATTTACTAACTTTAGAGAATCCTCTATTGCACAGATAATGTTGGAAATATTTGCAGCTTCAACAGACATGACGAATTATTATGTTGAAAGGCGTGCAGAAGAAAACTATTTTGATACTGCTAGATTAAAAAGTTCAGTTATACTTTTAGCAAAACAATTAGGGTATGTCGTTACACGACCTATTCCAGCTAAATCTGCATTTTCAATGACAATAAATGGTCCGTTACCATCTGGACTAATTGCCGATACAGATAAAATAACATTGTTAAAATATGGAAGTACTTATAGCCATCAAGGTTTTAATTACTTATCAAAAAATACATATAGTTATACATTTACACAAAGTGATATTAACAATGGAACTGGCAATGCCGACTTTGTAAAAGTAATTGATTCAGCAGTAGTTGATATTACTGGTATTACTCTTGACGAACAAGGAAACATACCTACATCAGCAACTTCTCCAATTGAATTAATACAAGGTGAGTTAATTACTAAAGAATTTTTAGGAACTGCTCCAAGTGCTCCAATTGGCCAAACTTTTCAAAAATACTCAATTGGCGATGTAAAGTTTAGTAATTTATATGGTAGTGAGGATTTGGGATTTGATAAAGTTAATAACGCATTTAACTTAGCTGAGGATTTAACACAAATTGGTATTGGTAACAATGTATCAGCTGCATTCCAAGAAGAAAATTTATATGAGATTGATAGACGTAGTTTATTAACTTCTCAAACAGTGCTTGATTCAACATCAGTTTCAGCAAACGTTCCACAAGTTGTAACGGTCAAAACTACAATGGACGAAACAATTGAACTTATTTTTGGTGATGGAATTTTAGCATCAAAAGGTCCAGTTACTAGTTTAGATAATATGTATGTAAAATACTTATCAACTGATGGTAAGTCAGCAAATCAAATTGGTGTAATTAACGAAAAAATTAATCCTCAACAAGCTTACAGAACATCAAATAGTAATATTGATATGACAAGTAATTTAGATTTTAAATTTACTAGGAATGTAACAGCAGGAGCCGATTTAGAAGACATTGATTCAATTAAAATTAATGCTCCACAATTATATTACTCATTAGATAGATTAGTTACTCGTGCTGATTATAATACTTATTTAAAATCACTTACAAGTCCAATTAATGTTAATAATTCATTATCTTGGGGTGAACAAGAAGAAACAAATAGTGGTTTAGTTAATAACGATCCTAACACACTAGCAATTAAAAAGTTGTTTAATATTGCCTTATATAGTGTTGCTGGAGAATTATACTCATTCCCACCTGGAGGAGAATCAACAGTACGTTCATTATCAGCTGATACTGACCAAGCTGAAGTTTATTTAGAAGGAACCGATGTTGATTTATTTAATGGACAAACGTTATTTAATTTATATGTAACTGGAGTATCTGCTGATTGTAATAATGGTGGAAACGCAGGAGTTGTTGAAGAAATTGGAAAAGTCCAAGCATTAGCTTCAACTCATCCAGTACAAGTTGTAAATGATCAATTAGATACTAAAGCACAAATTACAGTAAGACATATTTACGTTTCACCAATTATCCAACAGTTTGAATTAATTGGTAATATTTTCATTCAAAACTTATCAAGTTTATCAGAAACTAGAACTAAAATTAATAATGCGGTTTATAAGTTTTTAAATGATAAAGCTGATTTTAATTCACCAATTTATATTTCAAATCTTCACCAAGAAATTGAACAGTTTCCTGAAGTTATAAACGCTGATGTTAAAATAGTTGCTTTAGATTCTCCTGAAGCAAGTATAACTGGTTCAATTATTGATGAGCCTGAACTTGCTGATTTTAGCACAGCAGATCAACTTTCTATTAAAGCTATTTTTGATACTGAATTAGCTAAATTTGTTGCAGGTGATGCCGCAGACTTAACTAACCCATCAACTAGTGCAAGTAACAATTATGATATTGGTGAATTTGATAAAACTCAATTATCAGAAGCAACTTGGACTAAAACTGGTGGATGGATAACTGATAACAGTGGACATTTTAGAATTAAAGATATTACAGAACGAAGATTTTATTTTGAATTGTTTAGAGGAATTTATAATCAATTAGCTCCAATAAATGTTTCAACTGGAATTGGTAGTTTTAGAGATAGTAATAATTTCAAATCATTAATGTTTAAATATGATAACGCTTTGAAAATAACTATTAGAAATGGTATGTTAGATGCAAGTGGAAACATTACAAACTATTCTTTAAAAAATGAAATTTCACAAGTCAACATAAATGCAAACTTCAAATATAGGGTATAATAATGGCAGATACAAGACCTCCAGTAATTAGTTTTTCTGACTATTTACCCGAAACAAGAACATTAAGAACTATTATTAATACAACTTCAGGAACTGGATCTGTAAAAGTTACAGTAAAGGATCCTGAAGGTGCTATTTCAGCAACACCTGGAAACTTTGAATTGGTTAATAGTAGTATTGGGTTGATAGATACTTCATCATTTACTCAAATTACATCAGCTCATGTTGAATTTAATATTATTGATATTTCAGCATCTGGTTATATAAATCTTAGTGCACTTGATGACGCTGGAAATAGTTCAAGTGAGCAAGATGGTCCTTGGGCAGTTGGTTGTGCAGATAATGATAGAAAAATCAATTTAGTTGACTTTTTACCAGACCATTTACTAGATACTGAAGAGTCAGAATTTACAGGTTTCTTTGAAGACTTTTTAAATACTATGTATGAGAAAGATGATTGTAGTATTGGTATTTTAGAAAAAGTAGAGCGTTTGGCTGAGTTAAATGATCCAGATGCAATGGATATTGAATACATTCAATATTTTGCAAATAAACTTGGTTATAATGTTGATATTAGTAAGGGTAATTTAGGAACGTTTCAATTTGGTAAAAACGCAGATGATTCAGAGCCAATTTCAGATGATGAGATTAACAAGTATTTGAGATTAGTTGTAACAAACTTGCCTAACTGGTACCAAATTAAAACTACTCGTAATGCTGTAAAAATTATGTTATTCTCTTTTGGTGTAATTGGTGACATTGTTTATCAATGGACAAATGATTATCGCAATAATTGGAGTGCTAATCTTGACCCACGTGCAAATGTAGCAGATTCTTTTCCATCTGATTATTATCCAACACCTCACTTTACTATTGCTGTAAATTTAAAAGAAACTCCTCCAGCATGGATTGATAATGTAACTCAAATTACAAATGCTATTAATTCAATTAGACCAATTACTACAGTATTTGATCAAATAACTGGATTTTATGCATCAGCTCCTGCAGCAATACAAACAAACTTTAATTTTAGAACACAATATACAATTAGTATTCCGTGGTCAAATGGAACGTTTGCAACATCAGCTTCAAATAATATATCAGTCGTGCCTTAATAGTATAAATATAAGAAAACATACTATTGAATCATTTTAGGAGTATTTAAATGGCATCACAAAAAGCCTCAATTATTATAACAGATCTAGGATTACAAGCTGTGAATACTTCACATCTAAATCCTAGTTTCTCAATAAAATATTTCTTACCAATTTACGATCAACGAATTGATACTGATATACACAAAGACCCGTTTACTGCAGGTGGTACGTCAGCAATTCCAACATCAGCTTCTCAAGTTAGTACTGATACTCATACAGAGTTAATTGGTGAGAAAATATTTGATTTACGTGGAACAACTTCAGCCGATTATTATGGGTTGGATACAAACAAAGCTTATGCAATACAAGATCCATTAACAGCAGTCGTTGGAGCTTTAGACATTACTGGTGTTAGTCAAATTGACGTTGGAACTCAGAATTTATTTAATGGAGTTCCATTAAGTCCAACAGTTTCAGGTGTCAATCCAACAGTAGTTGATAATGGTGGTTCATCTGATATTACTTATGTTAGCAACTTTTCAGATTTTACTACTGGAGTACCAAGTGACTTTGTAGCAACTGCTGATAGAAGTTACTTATATAATGACATCAGATATACTCCAATTACTTCTGCAAATGGAGATATTAGAGGATTGTTTAGGTGTGTAATGCCTAATACAGTTGGTAATTTTAAATTTAATAAAATTGCATTATATTTAGCAAGACTTGATGAATTTGGAAACGAAATTACATCTAGTCCATTAACATTATTCTCAATTGCCGCTTTAGACAGAACTTTAACTAAAGCTAGAATGGGAACTGGATTACAAGTACAGCAATTTGAACTAGATTTAGAAATGTATTTCTCAGTTAATCAAGCTGGTGGTGATAATACAATATTCCAAGATACTGAATATTGGACTCAAATCCCAGTTGGTGGACAAAGCACATCAGCTACAATTGGATTATTTTTCCAAAATGATGTTGCAATTGGAACTTCAGCTGGTTCAGATGGCTCTTGGGATCCAAAAGCACATTTACATATAACTGATGGTGGAAAAGATCAACTTAGACTTAGTAATGAATATGCAACAACTCATGCAAGATTTAAAGTTAATCAAACTGGTGAATTAGAAATTGATACATCAGGAACAAATCAACCATTATTAGCAGTTGGAAACAACTCAGTTGCTGTAGGTAAAAAATCAGTAGCTATTGGTTCAGAAACTTCAGCCACTGGAGCCACATCAACATCGTTTGGTAGTTTAACAGTTGCAAGTGGAGACAATTCTTTTGCTGCAGGTAAAAGTTCAGTAGCAAGTGGTAATAATTCGATAGTATTAGGAACAAATTCAATAGCAACAACAAACGGTGCTGTTGCACTTGGTTTAGATTCTAGTGGAACTGGAGTTGGATCATTTGCAGTTGGTGGTGGAATAGCTATTGGTGAACGTTCAGTTGCATTTGGTTTAAATTCATCAGCAGTTGGTGGTGGATCAGTTGCTTTGGGTAATGCAGGTTATGCAGGTGGTGCCGGATCAATTGCAGCATCTTTGGGAGTTGTACATGATAATGCAGATTGGGGAGTTTCTTTAGCACCTAATTCACGAGTAAATGGATCATATTCAATTGCTGGTGGATATCGTTCAAACGCAAATTCACAAATGTCACTTTCTTTGGGATATAGAGCTCAAGCAGGTAGTGCTTCTTCCTCAGCTTGGAATGGTGCATTAGGATCAGCAAATATTGGTAATACATCACTTGGTTTTTCAACTCTTGCAACTGGACAATGGACAGTAGCAACTGGAATGTCAGCAATTGCCCAAGGACGTTTTTCAACAGCAGGTGGTGAAGGAACAAATGCTCAAGGTGATAGAGCATTAAGTTATGGTTATCAAACAGTTGCTTATGGTCAAAATTCATTAGCAATTGGTAATTTGTCAAGAAGTTATGGATTAAATTCAATGGCACTTGGTACAAATACTTTAGTTGGTGCAATGAGTTCAGATACTAGTGGTGAAAACAGTTTAGTACTTGGATTAAATTCAATTGTAAGAAGTAATAACAGTATTGGATTTGGTAATAATAATAATAGTAGTGTATTTGGTACTAACTCACTTATTGGTGGAATAGATAATTTTATTACATCTGGTGGAATTGGTGAAAACTCAGTTGGGATTGGGCATACTTTAACTGTAAATGCAAATCAATCAGTTGCATTTGGTAAAGAAAATGCAACTTATGGTCAAAATAGTTTAGTTGGTGGTTACCAATCAAGAACTGGTAAGATTGCCACTCCGAATGATTTAGTTTTGGGTTTGAATAGTGTTGCGTTTGGTAACATTGCAAAAGCTTACGGTTCTCAATCAGTTGCGTTTGGTAAATCAACTAATGCGTCAGGTAATGAAGCATTTGCTATTGGGTTAAGTACATTGGCTGCA